CAAACCGCGCCCGCATTTGACCGGGTCAACAAGCGGCTGCGAGACACTGAAAGCACTGCCGCCCGCATGGGCGCGCAGGTCGGGCGAGTGGCGCAACAGGCCGGATATCAGGTCGGCGACTTTGCGTCTCAGGTCGCCGCTGGCGGCTCGGCCATGACTGCATTCGTGCAGCAGGGCTCACAATTCCTGACAATGTTCGGAACCGGCGGGGCCATTGCCGGCGCAGCGCTCGGCATCGGAGCTATTGCCTACAAACTGTACGAAGCGGGAGATGCGGCGAAAGAAACGCGCAACGCCATCTCCGACATGACGGACGAGATCGAGCGGTTGAACAAAGAGACGGCGAAGATCACCGCGCCGACACCGCGCCTCACGGCAGGGCTTGAGATTGCGAACCTGCAACGTGAGATAGCGCAGCTTCAGGCGGGCATGCCGACGCAGACAAGCGGTGGCGGCGGCATGATGGGCGACCTAGGGGTCGGGCTTGAGGGATCGGCGGTGGCGGCGGGCCGCGCCGCTCAAAAGATCGCCGAGTTGACGAAGAAGCTGGAGGAACTGACAAGGGCCGAGCAAGCCAATGCGGTGGCGTTGCTTTACTCCGACGACGCCTACAACGCGACCGGCCAGGGCATCGCTGAGTTGATCCAGCTTCGCGAAGAAGCCGCGCGCAAGGCCGAGGAAGAGGCACGCGCGACTGAGATCGCGACACAAGCCACAATCCAGTCCGTCATCGAAGGACTCGATCCTGCCGCACGCGCGACGCGCGAATATGAGAGCCGCCTGACCTATCTCGGCCTCGCGCTCCAAGCGGGCAGCATCGACCAGGAGCGATACACTGCGCTCGTCAATCGCGCCGCCGACGAACTGGACAAGGCCAAGGTCTCGGTTGATCGCCACGCTCAGGCGCTGGACGAGCAAGCACGCCGCATCCGCGCGCAGCTTGACCCGACGGTGGCATACGCCGAAGAACTGGAGCGGCTCAACGAACTGCTGATGACCGGTCGCCTGACGCATGAGGAATACGCTGCGGCGGCGGACCAGGCGTGGAATAGGCTGAACCAGACCACAAGCGGCACGCGCGACATCGCGCGCGATCTCGGCCTGACGTTTGAGTCGGCATTCGAGGACGCCATCGTCAAGGGACAAAGCTTTCGCAACGTGCTCGGCGGCATCGCGCAGGATCTTGCGCGCCTGGTGCTGCGTCAGACCGTCACGACGCCACTTGCTGGACTGGCCTCAAGCTTCCTCGGCGGCCTGTTTGGCCCAGCTGCGACGCCAAGCTGGGCGATGTCGCCGACCGATCTTGGCCTCCCCGGCTTTGCTGACGGTGGAACGGTGACGGGCGGGCGCCCGATCATTGTCGGCGAGGAAGGCCCCGAGGTGTTCGTGCCGGCGGGCAACGGCACCGTTGTACCAAACGGCGCGTCGATGGGCGGTGGCGTGACGGTCAATCAGACCATCAACATCTCGACCGGCGTGGCCCAGACCGTGCGCGCCGAGATCGCCGCGCTTATGCCAGCCATCAAACGGCAGACCGTTGATGCGGTGGCAGACGCGCGCATGCGCGGCGGATCGTTCGCCTCTGCAATGGGAACTTGAGCATGGCGATCACCTATCCACTCTCGATCCCGACCACCGGCATCCGGTCAATCTCGATCCGCGCGCGCAATGTTGTCGGAGCGAGCGTTAGCCCGTTCACCGGCCAGCAGCAGCTGGTTCGCCATCAAGGCGCGTGGTGGGAGGCGGATGTGACGCTCCCGCCGATGAAGCGCGCCGACGCAGAAGAATGGATTGGCTTTCTGGTCTCGATGAAAGGCCGGTTCGGCACGTTCCTGCTCGGCGACCCTGCGGCGACGTCACCGCGCGGGACATGGGCTGGCACGCCGCTGGTGAGCGGCGCAGGGCAGACTGGCGAAACGTTGACCATCGACGGCTTTTCGGCGGGAGCCACCGCCAAGCGTGGCGACTATTTTCAAGTCGGTACGGGCGGCGGCGCGCGGCTTTACAAGGTGCTGGCCGATGCCACCGCTGCTGCGGGAGCCATGACGCTCGATATCTGGCCGAGGCTGCGCGAGAGCCCTGCGGACAACGCGGTGGTGGTTACGTCAAACACCGTTGGACTGTTCCGCCTCGCGTCGAATGACAGTGAGTGGAACGTGAACGAAGCCACGGTCTACGGCATCACCTTCGGCGCGGTGGAGGCGATCTGATGTCCCGCGACCTCACCGCATCCGTCATCACGCAGCTACAGGCCGCGTCGGTCGAAGTCGGCATTTTGTTCGAGGGCGAGTTCGAGAGCGGCTGGGTCCGGCTCTGGAGCGGCATCGGGAACCTGTCGTGGGACAGCAAAACATGGTCTGGCGTCGGCACGCTGCTCGGCATCTCCGCTATCGATGAGACGGCCGAGATCCGCGCCTCGGGCCTGACGGTGACGCTCTCAGGCGTGCCGTCCGATCTGCTCGCCGCTGCGCTTGGTGACGCGCGATCCGGCAAGACGGGCCGCGTCTACCTCGCCTTCTTCTCCGGCGGCTCAGTCGTGGCGGACCCGGTGCTACAGTTTGAAGGTCGACTGGACGTCCCGGCTATCGAGGACGGCGAAGACACCGCGACAATCGCCATCAGCTACGAGAGCGAACTGATCGACCTGGAGCGCGCCCGCGAACGCCGCTACACGCCCGAGGATCAGGCGATAGATTACCCCGGCGACCTCGGTTTCGCGTATGTTGCGAGCCTACAGGACGCGCAAATCACATGGGGCCGCTGATGATCGCACGCCGCGAAGATTGGCCGTCGAGGCTAGCCGCCGCGCTCGAGGATGCGCGCGACAAGCCGTTCGAGTGGGGCGTGCATGATTGCGGTCTCTTCGCTGGCGACTGCGTGCTTGCGATGACAGACGTCGATCCCGTCGCGCTCTATCGCGGCCAATACACCGACGAGGAGGGCGCGCGCGCCACCATGCTCGCGCTGTCCGGCGGCGGGCTGCGCGCGGTGTGGAGCAAGGCTCTCGGGCCAGCGATGAACAACGTCCTCATGGCGAAGCGCGGCGACGTCGTGCTCGTCACGACCGACTACGGCGAGACCGAAGCCACCGGGATCGTGGCGGGCGCGCGTGTGGCGTGCCTTTCGCAATCGGGGCTACTGATGATGCCGTCGCGCTGTATCGTCGCTGCCTGGGGCGTCTGATGCCGTTTGTTGGGGCCGCCGTCGTTGCCGCAATCGGCCTGACAGGAACGGTCGCGACGGTTGTGGCGTTTGCCGTCAACATCGTCGTTTCAATCACCATTTCCGCTCTTGCCGGATCGATCTTCCGCCCGAAGCTTCCGAAACTCTCCGACCCCTTTGCCGGCGCTCAACGCACGCAGACCGTGCGCGAGCCGATTACGCCGTGGCGCGTGGTCTATGGTCAGGTGCGGACCGGCGGCGCTATCACCTTCCTCCACACCACCGACAGCAATTCCAAGCTGCACCTCATCATCACGCTCGCCGGTCACGAGGTTGAGGAGATCGGCGACATCTACTTCGACGACGAGATCGTGCCGCTGGACGGCGCGGGCGAAGCGACCGGCAAGTATGCCGGGTATGTCCGAGTGCAGAAGAAGCTCGGCACCGATGGGCAGACGGCCTTCGCGGATCTCATCACCGAAGCCAGCGACAAGTGGACTGCCGACCACCGCCAGCGTGGTCGCGCGTGCATCTACGTTCGCTTGACGCACAATTCCGACCTATTCGCGAGCGGCATCCCGAATATCACGGCGGTGCTGAAGGGGAAGAAGGTCTACGACCCGCGCACGTCCACGACCGCCTGGAGCGCCAACGCGGCGCTTTGCCTGGCCGATTACCTGACCGACCCGATACGCGGTCTCGGCGTGGATTATGCAACGCGCATCGATGAGGCCGATCTGATCGCCGCCGCGAACATCTGCGACGAGAACGTCACGCTCGCGGCGGGCGGGACCGAAGACAGATACACCATGAACGGTACGTTCGACACGTCGCAGCGCCCGCGCGACATCATCGCATCGATGACAGGCGCGATGGCGGGCCGCGCGTCGCTTGTCGGCGGGACATGGTCGATCTTCGCGGGCGCATACACCGCACCGACCATCACGCTGACCGAGGCCGATCTGCGCGGGCCAATCCGCGTGTCGTCGCGCTTGAGCCGTCGCGACTTGGCGAACGGCGTCAAGGGAACCTTCGTCAGCCCCGACAACAAGTGGCAAGCTAGCGATTTCCCGCCGGTCACGAATGCCACCTACGTCTCCGACGACGGCGGCGAGAAGCTCTGGCGCGATATCGATCTTCCGTTCACGACCAGCGCGGCGACCGCGCAGCGCATCGCGCGCATCGAACTGCGAAAGGCGCGGCAGCAGATCAGCGTGCAGCTGGCCGCGAAGTTGACGGCGTATCGCCTCGTTCCTGGCGATGTGGTCGGCCTGACGAACACGCGCATGGGCTGGACGGCGAAGCCGTTTGAAGTCACTGGCCTCCGCTTTGTCGCGGACGGCGACGGCAGTCTCGGCGTCGATCTCGATCTGCGCGAGACCGCCTCGACCATCTACGACTGGACGGCGGGCACCGACGAGGAAGAAGTCGATCCCGCGCCGGACACCGATCTTCCCAATCCGTTCAGCGTATCCGCGCCGACATCGCTAGTCCTCGCGAGCGGCGACGCCGAGATCCTTCAGCTGGCCGAGGGATCGGTCATCAGCCGCATCAAGGCCACATGGACCGCGCCGAGCGATGCGCGCGTCGCGAATTACGAGCTAGCTTGGAAGAAGTCCGCCGAGGCCGACTGGGACAGCGTGCTGTCCTCGGCCTCGGTCTCGGTCGGCTACGTCGCGCCGGTCGAGGACGGCACGGCCTACGATGTGCGCGTCCGATCGATCTCGGGCCTCGGCGTGGTGTCGGGCTGGGTCGCCGTCACCGGCCATGTTGTCGAAGGCAAGAGCGCGCCGCCGCCGCGTCCCGACACGTTCCAGGTCGCGCGTATTGCGGACGGCACGCGCCGTTTCACATGGTCGCTGGCGAGCCTTCCGGCGGATGTTCGCAGCGGCGGCGGCTACCGCATCCGCTACAAGACCAGCAGCACGACCGACTGGTCCTCGATGACGGCGCTGCACGAAGGGCTGCTCATCTCGTCGCCCTACGAGACGGCGGATCTCGCGAGCGGGACATACTGGTTCGCGATCAAGACGGTGGACAGCAGCGGGAACGAAAGCACCGACGCGCGCTTCATCGCGTCTGCGGTGCTCGGCGATCCGCCTCTGCGCGATGTGTTGCTACAGCGGATCGAACAGTCGCTTGTATGGCCGGGGACGAAGACGTCGTGCTTCCTCGACCGCGATAACGCGCTCCACGCGACGTCCTCGCAGAACTGGTCGAACCTCCCGAGCGCCTGGTCGTCGCTGCCCGCGACCTGGGACAACATCCTGACGAACAACAGCCCGATCCGTTACGAGACGCCTGTGCTCGATCTCGGAGCCGATGTGAACTTCACGCCGCTGGTGACGGCGACGGCGAACGGCACGGTGACGCTGGAGATGAAAACGGGCACTCAAGCCGACGGCACCGTAACCGGCTCCTGGGTCGCGCTGGCGCTGGTCGAAGGCAAACGCTACGTCCAGATCCGCGCGAGCGTCTCAGACACGACGCCGGTCCTGTCTGGCCTGACGACCATCATCTCGTCCAGCAGCTACACCGATACCTATGAAGACGTGAACACGGCGACCGAGACGGCGTCGTGGTTCTCTTCGGTCGCGGCGGGTCATTTCAAGATCGGCGCGAGGGGCCAGCTGGCGGCGATCTCGACCGCCCGCATCCTGGCGCTTCAGAACGTCGGCGCGGGCTGGTCGTGGGAGTTGATAAGCAAAACGCAGATCGTCAACTCTGAGCCAGCGGCTGAATTTAAAGTGTACAATTCTTCTGGTACACTTGCCAATGCAACGATCGATGTAGAGCTGCGAGGGCCACAGGCATGACGCTACCGACGAACGCCTCAAAAGCGAACCTCGACAGCGCGACGGACGACCCGAAACTGGCGCGTCCCGATCTCGCGGATTTGGTGGACAAGTTCAACGATCTGTTGACCCACCTCAACCTCTCCACGATCACCAGCGGGCCAGCGTCGATCCCGCTCTCGTTGGCAAACGGCGGCACGGGCGCAGCGACAGCCGCAGCAGCGAGGACGAACCTTGGCGTCGAGGACGCCACCGAAAGCGCCGCCGGTCGCATCGAGATCGCGACGCAGACAGAGGCCAACAACGGCACCGACGACACGCGCGCGCTGACGCCCGCGAAGCTGACGAACATCAGCCCGGCGTCGGTGACCTACTCGACCAGCGATCAGATCCTCATCCTCGACGCAAGCGACAGCAGTAAATTGAAGCGTTCAACGGTCACTTTCATTCCAGCTGGCTCGGTCGTTGATTTCGCCGGATCATCCGCTCCGAGCGGATGGTTGCTTTGCGCGGGCCAGGCTGTCAGTCGAACAACCTACGCCGACTTGTTCACCGCCATCGGGACGACCTTCGGTGTCGGCGACGGCAGCACAACATTCAATCTGCCGGACCTTCGTGGCCGTGTCGTTGCTGGTAAAGACGACATGAATGGAACGGCGGCAAGCCGTTTGACGACGGGCGGGAGTGGTATCAACGGCGCATCGCTCGGCGCGTCCGGCGGCACGCAGACGCACACGCTGATCACCGCAGAAATGCCGGCGCATACGCATAGTGGCGGCATAGCTGGTGGAACCGAAGGGCTCATCTCGACGGGAGGCAGCAGTATTGGAAACACCGACAGTACGGGAGGCGGCGGCGCTCACCAAAACACGCAGCCCACGCTGATCCTTAACAAGATCATCAAGACGTGACGCCATGAGCGATCACATCGACCCGCGCGATTTTGGACGCCTCGAAGCCGAGGTCGCCGCGCTCACCAAATCTGTCGAGGCGATGGCCGCGGACCTCAAGGCCGTGCGAAGCGCGCTCGACGCAGCGGGCGGTGGCTGGCGGGTGCTGGTGGCGGTCGGAGCGGCATCCGGCGCGGTGACGGCGCTCCTGGTCAAGCTCCTACCATTCCTGCCGCTGCGCTGATGCCGACGCCGCCGATCTCGCGGGCCGAGGCCCACCGCCGCATCGACGCTATCGAGCAGGCGCTGCGCGAGGGCGGCACCCCAATGGGCGTGATGTCGCGACCAGGGACTCGGTCCGCCGCGCGTATCGCGTGGGACCGGCTAGGGCTCAGGCAGAGCGTGGACAGGGCGTCGATCGAAAAGATTGAGGCCGCAGCAGGTC